CATAATATTTTATCTTTTAAAAATCTATTTTGTACTAATATTATATTAACCATAAGTTTTATGTTTTGTTTTATGGCTTCAACCTCATTATGAGGTACAATTTTAATACGTATTTTATCTATTACGGATGGTAAATTTTCATCTGATAACTCTATAGGTTCATCCCTATTAATCAAACCTTCTATATTACCATCATCTAATGTAACTATTGTTTTACTAACACTATCTTCAACTATATGTTGTACATTTATTGGTTTTGCTTCACTTGTTTCTACTGGTTGATAATCAATATTCATCATACTATATATATATCATGATAAATATATAGTCATTTTATTACTTTGATACATTTGCTAAAATATTACATTTACTAATTTATTGTAGTTTATAGTTTTTCATACTTTTTCCTCCACCTATAGTCATAAATTTTTTTATATCCTCATTTCGTACAGAAACTACAATTTGTTTACGATCATTATTTAACATTTGAATACTTATAGGTTTTTCGCGAGTTTCTAAACCTTGTTTATATACATTTAACTTCAATGGTGGTGATGGGACAATATGAGATACTCTAGTTCCAGGTCCTTTAACTGATGATATGCTATGTATTGGTATTAGTTCAGGTGTTAGTTCATCCGTACTCATTATATATTATTGGATTTATTTATTTATGTCGAATATTTCGCGTTTTTTTATGTCGAATATTTCTATTTTTTTTTGATTTTTTATTTCCTCCTTTTATACTTAATCCTACGATATGTAATTGAAATGCTGTATACGCATCTGTATCTTTTTTTAATTCATCAGTATACTTTTTTTTCATATTTTCTGAAGTCGTCATATATTCTTTTTTTTTTTTTATTTCTTCATTCCATTCATTAATATATTTTCTATAATTACCTTGTAACTTCAATAATTTGTCGAATTTTGTATCGTCTTTCTGTGTAAATTTTAACTTAGAAATTTTTGGTTGAATTTCATCTTTCGTTTTAGTTAGACTTTTTACATGCTCTTCATATTGTTTAATTTCATCTGCTGTAATTTGTATTTCGGTTTCGTAATATGCATACATAATAGATGTATTTAATTGTTTTTTCTTTAATTCTTCTAGTTTATCGTTAATTATTTTTAGTTGAATTGCTGCAAATTCTGGTGATGATTTTATTGTTAAATCTACTGATGATAAATCTACTGATGGTATGATAGGCTTTACTAATTTTTTAGGAGCAAATACATTAAATTTTTCAAAATTTGCTATAGTTTCATCTCGTATATGTCTACAATTCTCGGTAATAGGATGTTTTTTAAATACCTCAAATGCTGTTAAAAAATCATTATATAATTCTTGCGTTGGGGTTTTATTAAAATAATCAATAATTACACGTATCTCATGTGTTAAGTCATACATATCGGTATCGAAACATAACGGAATGTTCTTAAGTTCTTCATCTAGTAATACTGACATATTATTTATCAACTCAATTTCTGCTAATTGTTCTGCTGACGGAGTTGCTATCGGAGTTGCTGACGGAGTTGCTGATGGAGTTGCTGTCGATGTTGCTGTCGATGTTGCTGTCGATGATGCTAATCCAATAGATTCTGCTAAGCCTAGCGTCGATAAACTAGTTGATGAACCAGGAGATGGAGCAATAGATGAACCAGGAGATGGAGCAGTGAATGGAGCAATGGATGGAGCAATGGATGAACCAGGAGATGAACTAGCATGACTCAAGATAGTTTTAAATTTTCCCGATGATGCTAATTCGTTGATTTTTTTAGTACGTAAAGTTATTATAGTTTCTTCTCCAATTGTTTTTACATGGATTGGTTTTATGTCAGATGTAGTTGTACTCATTATATATAAATATTAATATATACATATATCATTAAATGTATGTATATTTACCGAAATAACGAGTTCTTCTAAACAAACATTGTTGTAATTCTATAATCTATATTCATTTTTTCGTCTTTTCGTCTTCTTGCGATTTCGTCTTGTTTTTTTTTGACGTTTTGAACCTTTTCTACGGGATGTTCTGCGATTTCCACCACCTTCAACAGTAGATTGTGATGTTCCATCTGCATTATATTTTCTTGTGTGACCTTCTACACCTTTTGCTTTTATAAAAGAAATAACATCACCTATGTCTGTACTTATTTTGAATCCATTAACATTTACATCTTGGGTAGAACCAACAACAATCGTTGTAGCAACATCACCAGAGGTTAATGTGCTACCTTGTTCAGGGGCAGCACCTTGGTTAGTGCCATCACCAGTGGGTAATGTGGCACCTGCTTCAGGACCATCACTAGAGGTTAATGTGCTACCTTGTTTATGGGCATCATCGTTTTCTCTGGAAGCAGCCCTTGATGTAGCTACTTCTTCGTCAGCACCTGAGGCAGATAAGGCAGCATCTTGGTTAGTACGTAAGGCATCAACATGTTCGTTGGATTCTGGGACACCTGAGGCAGATAAGGCAGCATCTTGGTCAGTGGCAGCAACTGAGGCAGCATCTGGGGTAACACCTTCGACAGCATCTGGGGTAACACCTTCGACAGTGGCACCAACTGAGGCAGTTTCAGACATATCAACTTATATAATATACATATAAAATTGTTATGAAAATACTGACAAATTAATTAGCTAAATATACTTTCTTATATAACGTTCTAAACTGTCGGAAAAAAACACCAATCCAAATCCTGGGTAACTAGTCGCCATATCGCATCCTGCTCCCTCTGTTTTTCTACATCTTTCATCATGGGAATATACGGCAAATATTGCGTCTGGTCCAAGAGAACGCATAATTGATGAAGCGTATATGTATAATTGAAAAAATTCGTCCTATTCGGCGGACAATGTGTCGCCCAAGGCTTTTGAATCTCGATAAAAAGGACGCACAATGTTTCGTGTAATTCCTCGTTCATAATCGGCGGCTTTATACCGAAAATCGAATTTATATATTGGATATGCTCGAAATACCGGTTCAACCCCAATTTCTTCAATATTTCCCGCATTTTGTCGTAATTTAAGAGCGCCATATTCGTGATGCGCTCCTTCTTGATTCGCGCACGAATTGCGTCGATAACCGCCTCGGGAATCTGCGTCGTCTCCTTGGCTTGGAATTGCGACAAAATCTCCTTGAAATGATTGAGTCTTATATATGCCGTATAGGATACTTCATTCGGCGGCTCCTTGTTAGTAGGCTTGGAACTATCGATAATATGCGTAACAAATGTGCTACATTGTCGGTTATTACATATGAGGATGCCTTCTTCATCGTGGGGAATCATTTCGCCCTTGTGGCAAGAGTCGCAAATGTCGGAGTTTATTACGAAATCGTGGATGTTGATTAATTCATTGTTGACATTTCGCCAATATTGTTGATATATGTTTTTGGATTTCGCATATTTAGTGGAATTAATATTTTCGGAGTCTTGGTTCGCCTTTTTGATTTTGAAAAAAGTATTTAAGACATCGGTGTTTTTATTGCCCCCGCCTTGGGAAATGTCTTTCTTTTGTTCGAAATAGTTGAAGATGTATTGGGAATTATTAAGGAGATATTGCTTCTTTTCCGATTTGATATTGGCGAGTTTTATGCTCTTGGCTTGGATTTGGTCTTTTAATTCCATTATGGTATCGATTGTTGTTGAAGGATTCGTCTTGGCGTCTTTGAATACAGTTTTTAAAGATTTTATTTCGGCTTTTAGGCGTGGTATTTCTGTGGTTTCTAGATGGTTGAAGTGGTTGAGCATTTCGGTGTGTTTTTCGTCGATGGTTTGGGTTTTATCTTGGTTTTGTGAAGTGGTGGTGGATTTCTTGGAGGTCATAAATAATATGTTATAATATAAATTTATATATGGTTTATATCATTGATTATTAATACCAACAAATAAAATAAGTTAAACCCATAGAATCCCAATATCCATATTATATATGTCATCTCCCCAACAAAATTCCATAATAAATAATCTCCCCAACAATCTTCAAATTCCCAAGCCCGCATTCCAAAAGATGCTTTTTATAATGAATGCTTTAGATGAGGGCTGGTCCATAAAAAAGGTTAAGGATTCGTATATATTTATAAAAAAACATGAGAATCGCAGAGAAGTTTTCCAAGAAAACTATTTAGATAAATTCATCGAAACAAATACAGCCGGACACACTTTTTTAAACTCCTTATTATTGCCCGATAAATAATATATTTATATATATAAATAGTATATGTCCGGGTCCATGGATACTGATGGCTATACATCTGATGAAAGTCAAGCAAGTCCTAGAACACCTCCTAGAAAACCTCGTAAATCTGGTTATGCTTCTACTTTTGCTTCTTCTGCTTCTACTTCTGCTTCTACTTCTACTTCTGCTTCTTCTTCTGCTCATACGAAGGTTGCTGCTGCTGCTCCTGCTCCTGCTGCTGCTCCTGCTGATCCGGCTATTTATTGTATGATTTTAGCAAGAGATTTTTTAAAAAGGTTATATAAATTATTGACAATTATGCCGAATTTATTACATTCAAAACTTATAATTATAATGGCATGTATAAATGAAGATATAAATAATAATATATATGATGATTTTGCTTATGAATTTATTAATTTAATAATACAAAGCATAGGAACACATCTGTTTTCATTAAATATATTTGCTAAAAATACTGATGGAAATATTTATAGAGTTGGTGCTAATGGTGAGTTCATCATAGTTAATGCTGATGGTATTGTCATAGTTGATGCTGATGGTATTGTCATAGTTGATATTCATGGTAGTCGCAAAACGTTTGATCAATCAATTCTTGGTAATATTGTTATAGTTCATGATAATGGTAGGGTCATAGGTAATGCTTCTGGTAGTCCCATAACGTTAGATTCATTAATTTGTACTAATTTTTCCCATTTACCATATATTTTAGAAGCTGACTTGGAATCTTATTTAAATGATCTATTATATTATTGTAATTTTAAAATAAATTGTGTATTGTTATATAGGAGAACTTGGCTAACACTAGACAACTTTGTTGCCGGAAAACAAGATATAGCATCGATAGATTGGAATTCAGAATTCAGAGGAGAATCCGAAAATGTTTATAGAGCTGAGAAACAAAATGAACTTGTCGGTGTCATGGCAGATGTCGTGATAGCTGTTGTATTGCATATCGATGAAGATTCGAAAGCTGCCGTAGAATATGCCGTGAGATATTTTTTAAGTGATGGTTTAAATGCCGTTTCGAAAGCTACCGTAGCAGCTGCTACGGGAGCTGTCATAGCAGATGCCGTAGCAGTTGCTATGACATCTGTCATAGAAGAAATGTCGACAAATGAATTATTTGAAAAGGATTCCCAAAGTTTAAATCTATTAATTGGAAATTCCCGTAATGATTTTAATGCCCAAGGGGTAAAAAATCTTACTGATAATAATAATAGTACACCACGTGTAGAAGAAGAAGGTTTTGATGCTGGTATTCATCAAGAGTGGACTGAGGCTACCTTTAAACAAACTAGTGACCTATGTCAACAAAATGGTTGGTCTCATGAACAGATTCACGAAATTGTTGGCCTATGTCAACAAAATAGTTGGCCTCCTGAATTATTAGCTGCTGCTATTAATCAAGGTTGGCCTCCTGAACATATTCAAGAAATTGTTCGCCTATGTCAAACCTATAATTGGCCTCCTGCTTTAATTGCTGCTGCTATTACTGAAGAATGGACTCCTGAATTATTAGCTGCTGTTATTACTAAAGGTTGGACTATTGTTTGGCCTCCTGAATTAATTATACAGGCTATTACTCTTGGTTGGACTAATGAATATATTCACGAAGTTATTGGTAAAGGTTTTCCTCCTCATTGGCATTCTCGTGCCATCTGTGATATTTTTAAATATTCTCCTATTTTTGATTTAAATATCGTTGATCAAGCTAGTACTCTTGGTTGGACTCCTGATTTAATTGTTTATGCTATTACTCAAGGTTTGAATCCTAATGTTGTTGCTCATGCTATTACTCTTGGTTGGACTCCTGATTTAATTGCTTATGCTATTACTCGAGGTTTGAATCCTAATGTTATTGCTTATGCTATTACTCGAGGTTGGAATCCTAATGTTTTTGTTTATGCTATTACTCAAGGTTGGACTCCTAATGTTATTGCTTATGCTACTGATACTGCTGATTATACTGCTGCTTATGCTACTAATACTGCTGATTATACTGCTGCTTATGCTACTAATACTGCTGATTATACTGCTGCTTATGCTGCTTATGCTGCTGCTTATGCTGCTGCTGCTCCTAGTTGGACTCCTGATTTAATTGAACGTGCTATTACTTTTGGTTGGACTCCTACTGACATTGAACGTGTTGCTTCTACATTGACTATTGAAGTCATTGTTCAAGCTATTACTCTTGGTTGGACTCCTACTTACATTGAACGTGTTGCTGTTTCCCCTACTTGGACTCCTGACGTCATTGTTCGTGCTATTAATCTTGGTTGGATTCCTAATTTAATTAATAATGCTGTTGCTACTTATGATAATTGGAATTTAGATATCGTTGCTCATGCTATTACTCTTGGTTGGACTCCTGATAACGTTAGTCTTGCTCTTACGGAATATACTAGTGCTCAGATTTCTGACGCTATTACTAAAAATTATACTACTAAAAATTATACTCCCGCCGCTGTTGTTAGATTAAGAGGAGGAAAATCCAAAAAGAATAGAAAACGCAATATTTATAATTCCAAACAAAAAAATCATAAAAAAACAAAAACACAAAAACACAAAAACACAAAAACACAAAAACACAAAAACACAAAAACACAAACACAAAAACAAAAAAACAAAAAAACAAAAAAACACAAAAACACAAAAACAAAACACAAAAACACAAAAACACAAAAACACAAAAACACAAAAACACAAAAACACAAAAACACAAAAAACAAAAAACAAGAAACAAGAAACAAGAAAACACAAAAACACAAAAACACAAGAAACAAGAAACAAGAAAACACAAAAACATATTTTCAAATAAATTAAATATTTTATAAGAATAAATATAAACATATCAACATTTGATATCACATTTAAATATTTAGGACACAATTAAATATTTAGAACACATTATGAAAAATAACTATACATTAATATATTTATTAATTATATAAGTTAATGTTAGCATATACCGCATTTACTCCCGCAGAACTGACGGACATGAGTTCGCTAGTTGGTAATGTTGCCAATAAAAGAACTGCAAGCTTTATAAAAAATATTACATGTAATACAATAAATGCAGAAGTTGTCCATGATTTAGGTGGTGATCCTACAAACTCGATAACCGGAGCAAAAGTATATGGACCAGATGAGAGATTTCTAGATACTAAACAAGTAGCGCAATCAGGAAGAAATATTACTAGAAATTATGCAACCGATTATTGTGATACCGACCCAGCGAAGACAGATGTCAATTTTTTAAAGGTGAAAAGTTGGTCCGACGATGAGTTTGTACAAGCAATGTTTTATCATACAGTGTTGCCTGGTGGCGCAACTTTTTCTGCTGCTCATGCTGGCGTCAAAAATAGTTATAGAGTTAAAAAATTTAAAAACTATATAAAAGATAATCATGACGTCACGCACACCGTATTTCCAATAGCCGGTCCAATAGGTGGGGTATTTTATACATTAGCTAAACCTGCCGACTTGACAAGTCTTGCATATAGACCAGTACGTATAACATATAATACAAGTGAAAATACTGATATTATTCATCAAATATTAAAACCGGACGCACCATTAGTCGGCGATGAACACTTTTTTTTTATTATAGATGTTGGTGATGGTTTTGTTGAAGCGGTTACAGCCCATCAAAACGTAGTAGGCGTCGCAGTAGGCGTCGCAGTAGGCGTCGAAATACATGCACATGTAATACATAATCTATGTACATTATGTGATAGTGCTGATAAAAATGATTATAATAACCGTAATTATAAGAAATACGGACGAAATTGGTGGAATGCATGGTTGCATAATGCACAATGTCAATTTACGGTTCCAGCAAATGACCCATTATTTTTAAGTCAATTTAAAATTTCATCCATTATTTTGGATGAAGAAGTAAAAGACTTTCGACAAACATGGTCGATTCCAGGAGGACCAGGAGCAGAATTAACAATATATGATACTTATAATCCAGAAGTAACAAATAATATAAGATCAGTTAGAAATACATTAGGTAAGACTTTAAATATACAAATAGCCGAACTTGAACAACATCCCTCAGTTAGAACCTCTTTAAATATGCGTGTGCTACCTATGGTACTCATATCTACGTCTATTATAAGCGGAATTCAAAGAAATAATCAATGTATAGAAGCAAATAATGCTTTAACTATCACAAGAAAAAGGTCTGGTGATTGGCTTCAAATTTGGTATGCATACTGGGTTGCATACTGGATAATATGTAATAATGGTAATATTTGGGGAAATAACCAAGCATTTACTAATGATTTTCAAGAACATTTATTTTTTAAAAATTTTGTTAATACTAAACTACCCACCAGGGTTACTGGTTATTATGATGGACAAGCAGAACCAATTCAATTAGGTAATAGGAGAGTAGCAGCACCAGCAGCACGAGCAGGAGCAACAGCAGCTATACCATGCGCGTATAGAATACATCAAAGTTGCGGCGATAATGTTGGCACCCCTATTTGTACACATTTGTGGGAGAAACCCAACCCTTTGCAAACTTTTATTGTTGATACTATTGCTGCTGGTGATGCTGCTGCTGGTGGTGCTGTTGCTGATGCTGCTGGTGGTGCTGTTGTTCATTGTGCTGGTGTTAGTGGTATTGCTGCTGCTGGTATTGATGCTGGTAATGTTACTGCTGCTATTACTGCTTCTGATGCTGCTGCTACTGTTGCTGCTGCTACTGTTGCTGCTGCTGTTCATGGTGCTGTTATTACTGCTGATTTTACTAATGCTATTGCTGCTACTGCTAGATTTTACTTACAAAATACCTATCTAAATAATGCTTTTCCTGGGGCGGGGGGTGCTACAAACGCGATTACTCCTGCTCAAGCTTATTCTATTAATATTATTAGAAAAAGAACATTTTTTGTAACAGGTGATTGGCCAGCTGCGATGAAATCCGTATATGAAGGTGTTAATACTATTTATTGGAAAAGAAATGCTATGTATACATGGACATTTGATTAATATAAAAAATAATATATTATCACATGTTTATTATCACATAAATAATATCCGACTATAAATTACGCATTGAGTTATTCTTTGTCTTGGTCTTATTATTGGTCTTGGTCTTATTCTTGGTCTTCCTCTGGGTCATAGTCCGAGTCTGAATTTGTGTCATCATCTATAGTATCGGTATCGATAACAGTTTCGCCATAATCGCCATCCGTTGCGTCATCTTCTTGGTCGGATTCATAATAATCCACGGTTGTGCGCAACCTCTTCATAAGGGAACTGGAAATACGGGAACTGGAAATACGGGAACTGGAAATACGGGAGGTTAAAACACGATTTTCGACGATGTTTCGCCGATTCTCCTTTCTCGCATTGCGTTCGGATTTGCGCAATTGTTGTGCTACTTCCTTGGAGGTCATTTTCTGGCGTAGAGAATACGTCTTGTCGTTTTCGAATAGCTCCGTGGTAATATTGCGATTCAAACCCTTCATAGAGTTATTGCGCGTATTGTAGAATGATTGGATAGAAGAAGTCATATTAGAGCGGGGGAATGTGCTAGTATTATATAGATAAATTTCCATTTCAATTTTATGGAAGTTCATAAAGTATCGTTTTATTGTATTACATTATAATGTAATATAATATATGAGGAATCGTAACACACAAAAATATAAAACCAACAAGACAAAAAAGATATGCGACCATTTTTGTGGGAAAATAAGAAAAAGACATGAAATCAGATATAGAGAGAAACATGGTGGATTAGGTCCGGATGGACTTATAGAAGAAGGAGGAGGAGATGACGAACCAAAAGACGAAGACTCAAAAGAAGACGCCAAGAAAACAGGTGGATTCGTAGCAAGTATAAAAAAGATAGTTCAAGGTCCCGCTTTTTTCATAAAGGAGTTTATTTTAGCACTGAAAGAAATATTAATGATATTAGGAAGGTCTTCATTCTATGTCGAATCCACTGATGTTTTTGTAGAACGAAAAGAGTTTTCTTATTTTCAGAATACAATTTTAAAAGCGATAACTTATTTTTACGGAAAAGCGATGTATCCTCCATATATTCGCGGTTCTTTAACAACCTTGGCGACAATACGATTAATGATTGATTATTGTCAAAGTAAAGGTGAATACGAATTATATCAAATGATAAAGTACAATCCTTATATATCAACCGATTCTGATTATCCCAAATATAACAAGGATATAAATAGTGTTTTATATAAATATTATAATGAATCCAAGAAGTATAATTTGAGTATAATATTAACCGGACATGCTAGTATAGGAATAGGTATAAATCATGTAGGAACTGGTATGGGTCAATTGATAACTCACGGTATAAAAGGAGGAACGAATGAGTCGGAAGAAAAACTCGATGATACTACCGATGAAAAGATGGAAGTATTTTTAAAAACAATAAAATCTTGGCCAATTATGTTTAAAGATTTAGTAAATTCGAATAAACGAATAGCAAGCTTGGCCACAAACCTCGAATTATTAGGAAAAACAATAATAAAATATATTTTAAAACCGTCCAAGAAAAAAGGTGTTAAAAAAGGTGGATTTAAGCAGGGAAAAAAGAGTATAAAGAATGGCGGATTTAAGCAGGGAAAAAAGACTATAAAAGGTGTTGGAATAAAGAAGGGCGGAATATTTGGCGTAGGAAAAACATTAAATAAATTACGAAATTACACTGCCGAGAAAAAGGAACAATTAAAGAAAACAATAAAAAATGTAGGAAAAAGTATGGTTAGTTTTGCTTCAACTGGTGGTTATTTAGAGCGGCTGTTAAATAAATATGATGTACCCGATGAAAGTTATTTTCGCGATAAAAAGCAGAATACGGTATCGTCATTAATATTAGGTTTATTAATGTTTCGCTGTCGAAAACAACACTTGAGCGATGTAGCAATGAATATGTTATATGATAAAACTACTGGTAAGTGTGAACAAATAGAAACATACAAGGAATTATTTGAGAAAATAAACATGTCATATTTGGACAATTATAAATGTAAATGGTTACTCTTTTTTCTTGTAAAAATCCATAATTTCATAGATGTTAATTTTACTGGAATATTTAAAAACACAAAATCATTTGAAAATTTACAGAGTTTATTTAAAGATTTATTGGAAGATTTTATGAAAAAACCAACAGATGATATAGTCGAACAAATAAAAATAAAAGAGTTGTTAACAAATACAATAACACAAATATCTCATTATTTAGAAAAAGATAAATCGAAAGATAATACCGACCATATGACATTTTTCGAAAAAATAAATAACAAAACGAATAGACGTAAATTGAATGATAAATTCAAAAATTTCATAATAAAACAATTTGAAACAAGATTAGAAATCGAGATAATAAAAAGTGTTAATATATCTATTACGCAAAATAACGACCCAAGAAATAACCCGATAAAAACATCTGATAAAAAAGAAATATCGCCAGATGATGCGATGCTTACTGAAAAGGTAGATGATAAAATAATACAAAATACTTATATTACTCAACCGTCGTCGCTTCACACTAATATGAAAAATTTAACATCCGCCCAATTAACCGAATATAATGAACATGATTTAGAATTAGACAACACTGAAAATCATTATTATTCAACGGAATTAACATGTAAACGTATAAAAGATTTATTGGATGATAATTATAAAGGTTTGAATATTACAGGTTACAATAAAACGAAAAGACGTGATTCCAAGGCATTTTTTATAGGGTTAAAACAGGATAGTTATAATGAATTATCGTTCGACCGTAAATTATTAAAATACTATTTCCAATTATTTTTAAAAGTAAAACAAGATATGGATTTCGAAGATTTAACCGGTAATTATCTTGATAACTTAAAAACCGAAATACGTGGATTATTAAATAAGTGTTTGAATGATAAAAGTGTAGATTCGATAAAAGACAAATTAATATATAATGAAAATCCAATAAACGTGGATGAAATCATAAATAGTATAACCACTGAAACCGAAAATAAGAGTTTTTTTGTATTATTACAATTGGTTCCGACGCCCGAATTTAAAGAAATAGAAGAAAAGCAGAAACAAAAATTAGTCGAAAAACAGAAAAAAGAAGCAGAAGCAGAATTAAGAGATGATGAAGATGAATATGAAGATGTACCGAAACTTACTCCGGAAGAAAAACAAGAAATAGAAAAAGATAAAATAGTAATGAAAACGGAAGAAAAATATATAGCAAAATTCGAAAAACTAAAAAAAGAAATAGAAGATGTTATAGACGAATATTTTGATAAACAATATAATGAAAATTTAAAACATTTTGTAAGATCGGAAAAGAATGACGATAGTGGTGGAAAATCGGAAAAGAATTCGGTAAATGCGATAGAATCTACAATAGAAAAAACAATGAAAGACTATTATACCCATATAAAATCAGATATATCAGGATTAAAATCATTAGAAACTCAAAAAACAATTTTGGAACAAAACGAACCAACGGAAGAAAATAAAAGGAAAATAACGGAAAAAATAAAAGAAATATATGCTGAAGAAAAAAAACAAAAAAACAGAAGAGTAATTGGAGAAATAATTAAATACGATAAAATAGATAGAGTAAATAAATTATTAATAAAACATTTCGTATTTTTAAAAAGAATAACCGAACTTACATTAAGCGAAGAACGCATATCTCAAAATAAAGAATCGAACAAAGGATTTTCTTTAAATAGTAAAACATTATCTAAAAATAAAATATCGGTAGGAATATGGAGAATGGTGAATGCGCGCGTAAAACAGAGTTACGAAGACCATTTTCTCGAATTATTATTTAGGGGTAAAGACGGTGAAATTGGTGAAATATCGGCATATATTATACAACAAAATGTATTAGGAATCGGGGCAACATGTGGTACATTCTTAACCGACGTATTTGTCGGAAGATTTGCCCCTGAATGTATAACAACTAGTTTTATCACAATATATATTTTGTGTGTGTTTTTGATACCAATATTATATAAACATTCTGGTAATCAAAAAGAAATGGAAAGATTACAGAATGAAATAAGCGGAACTGCCGAAGATACCGAAAAAGCCGAAGATGTCGTAGATGAGAATGAATTTTCCAAAACACCTGGAGAAAAAGCGGATAAAATAAATGCGGAAAAAACTGAAAAAACCAAAAAATTAAAAGAAAGAATAGAAGTAGAAGAAAAAAAATTGGGTGTTTATAAAAAAGAATTAAAGGATACAAAAGAAAAATTGAAAGAAATAGCAATTCTTGGTAAAACGGAAATTGAAAAATCTTCCAAAGAGGATTCGCCGATTGATTATAAATTAATTGAAAAATTAAATAAAAATAGTTTATGTGTTGTTATGTAATATCTAAAAATATGAGCCGAATGAATATTTCGTAAATGGTGTAAAAATCATGAAAATTATAAATTTCATTTCAAACTATACATTTGAAATGAGAAAGTATTTGAAAATAAACAATCGCAAAAGTTTGGCATCTGTGGGGTTCGAACCCACGCATTCGAAAATAACGGGTCTTAAGTCCGTCGCCTTGGACCGCTCGGCCAAGATGCCTTTTGTCCCCTGGACAATATTATATATCGGGAATTCTTTATATAGGTTTTATACAATATATTAATATTGTATAAAACTTCAGATTTCTTGCCATATATATCCATTATACACTTCACCCGAAATCAAATGTTTATTCAGCGTCAGTTGCGACATTTGAAACAATTTTCCGATTTCGCGTTTAGACCCATATGTTTTCAATATAGTTCCCGTTCTTGGCTCGATTTGTTGTATTTGTTTGCTTCTAATAAATATATGTTTTTCGGGTAATGTCTTCGTCGCTAAATATGCCGTTTTCATTTCTTCCGAACACGCATTGAAATAATTCCAATAATGTCCCGATGAAATACTTCCATTTTTTATAGCGCGAGAAAATCCATTTGTATTCATATTACGTGCATCTACAGCATCTTTTTGGGTGGAATATACTTCTAATATCTTGGTCTTTTTTATATCAATCATGGCAATATATTGTACTTCGGTTGAAATTGATTTATTCGAAACCGTAGGTTCGATTTCTGTCGGTGGTTCTTGGTCTCTCTTAACCAGAATCCATCGAAAATCTTTATATATGTGATTACCGTGTATAGCACGTTTTAACCCCGAAATGGATATATTGTGGTCTTGGCGCTCCAACTCGGTCGGACTTTCGAACATTTTTATAGGCGTGGTTAAATCATCCGGATTATATTGATATACGCGAGGAACTCTTAATCCCCAATTACGTGTGCGAACTGTATAATGTGCAGTTGATATATCTTGTTTTAATTGTGGTGTCATTTCCATAATTTCATCGTCGATTGGTTCTTGGACGGTCGCATATTTACACCGATGAACATTTGAAATTGGACAATCCTCCTTTGGAGGATTGCCTTTCAATTGATTTATCGGCAACGTTGCAATTGAATCTCTTATGAGACGCCCTTCGGGCGTCCCATTATAAATCTTCAATTGTGTATACATAGTATTAGGAGCATGATAGTTTGTCAATCGTTGTAATTCGAGTTGATTACTTAATATTTGGTTTTCAATCATACGTAATCCCATTCGTTCTTTGATATTAATATTTTCGAGATTTTTTACGTCAATTGCCAAGGTTTCCGCTTCGATTCTTGCTTTTTCTACTTCTAATTTCGTATCTGTAAATTTATAACGATTTGCTTTAATAATAGCGATAATTTCTTTATATTCTGCGTCCGAAACCAAATACGTTTCGTTGGTTTGTTGTCCATTTTTGATTTCCATTTTATAATTTAGACTTCGAACATATTGTTGATTATGTATGAATTTTTCAAACTTGTGATAATTATCACATTCAAATACATCCGTTAAAATGGGCTCGCAACAATTATATGTATTTCCTATATTATGCATTCGCTCTTTCACGTTTTGACTGCAACCGATTTTTATTATATACGTTGTTTCGTCGATTTTTTTGAGTTTGCATAAATATACCACATTCTTATTATCAAACGCACGAATAAATGTATTGTGATTTATAATATCGCATTTGTGTTGTATCAAATGTTTGTCTATTTCACGATTTGCTTGGAGTTCATACGCACCATTAACACGGATTTCACGCAACATATTTATTAAACTTTTTTGAAATTTATGTGCGGTTGGTTTTCTTGAACGTCCCAATAGTTTATATAGTCCTAATTCGGTTAAAAATAATGTGTTTTGAGGTCCTCCGTTTGATTCAGTAGTAAGAGTTACCTTTTCTTCGTCATCAAAATCAATCATACTTGTTCTTATAACTGATATTTTTAATAATTTTCCGATTTGATTCGCTTGGAACAATGGGTATTCCATTGTTCCTTGTATATTAATCGAGTGGGATTCATCCACGAGTGAGAAGGCTTTTAGAATATCCATTCTGTATGTATAGTAATATACGTTGCCTTTATGTCTATTTGGACAAATATATTAATATGAGTATCATATCGAGTCTCTATATCCGCGTTGATATTTCAATACACGTTCACAGTTGGCCATATATATTTGAACACGATTGACTATAATCGTATCAAATACTCCTACATATTATAATACGAAGTTCCACGAATTACAATGATATTTATAGTATGACTGTAGGCAACGTAAATATTTTGTATTTAGACCATCGAATATTAAAACGCATATTCTGTGTTGGTTTAAAATCTTTGTGGGTCAATTCCATGAACATTTGAAAAAACGCATATTATGTAAGGATTTTTAAATGTTCATTTGAATAAATACTATTAATTAATATTTAGCAATTATTTTCAGATTTTTTTCTTTTTGTAGTATATAATCCAAAATGGCTGGTGGTCTCATGCAACTCGTCGCCTACGGCGCACAAGACGTCTTTTTAACTGGAACTCCTGAAATCACCTTCTGGAAGGTGTCATACCGCAGACATACGAACTTTGCTATGGAAAGTATTGAGCAGACATTTTCTGGTCAGGCCGATTTCGGTCGCCGTGTGACCTGCACAATCAGTCGAAATGGTGATTTGTGTTATCGCACATATCTTCAGGTGACTCTTCCTGAAATCAACCAGTCGATGGTTACTCCTAACAATTCAACGATTACTGGTGTTTATGCTCGTTGGTTAGACTATATTGGAGAGCAGCTCATTGCTCAGGTGGAGGTGGAGATTGGAGGTCAGCGAATTGATCGTCATTATGGTGACTGGATGCACATCTGGAATCAGGTGACGCTTTCGTCTGAGCAGCAGCGTGGATACTTCAAGATGATTGGAAACACCACTCAGCTCACCTATATCACTGACCCGAACTTCGCCGCCATCTCTGGACCTTGCTCTGCCGCTGGTGGACCATCGCAGGTGTGCGCACCCCGAAATGCCCTTCCGGAGACGACCCTTTACATTCCTCTTCTTTTCTGGTTTTGCCGCAACCCGGGACTTGCTCTTCCTCTAATTGCCCTTCAGTACCACGAGGTCAAGATTAATCTTGATATTCGCCCCATCGGCGAGTGCTTGTGGGCGGTTCAGTCGCTTGGTGCCGTTTCTGGAGTGCAGTCTGTTTCCATGGCCTACCAGCAGTCACTTGTGGCTGCTTCTCTCTATGTTGACTATATTTTCCTCGACACAGACGAGCGAAGAAAAATGGCGCAGAATCCTCATGAGTATCTTATCGAGCAGCTCCAGTTCACCGGCGACGAGTCTGTCGGAAGTTCGTCTAATAAAATAAAGTTGAACTTTAACCACCCCTGTAAGGAATTAATTTGGGTCGTCCAGCCTGATGCTAACGTCGATTACTGCTCGTCGCTTGATGCTGCCCAGACTCTTTTCAAGACATTAGGTGCTCAGCCGTTCAACTACACGGATGCCCTTGATGCTTTGCCGAATGCTATTCATGCGTTTGGTGGACCCTCGGAGACTGATGGAAGCAATGGATTTATTGCTTCCAATGGTCTTTTCCAGATGCCTGGTGCTATGGATGCCGCGGGTGCTGTTTCTGCTTCGGTAAACGCAAATCAATGGTTTGCTTCTCCTGATCATGTTGGGGCTGTTGATCAACCGTTCAAATATCAGGATGGATCTGCAACTATGTCGGGTGTGTCTGATGCCGGTACATTTGTTCTTGCCGAGACTGCCCTCGATATGCATTGTTGGGGCGAGAACCCGGTTGTGACTGCGAAGTTACAGCTCAATGGTCAGGACCGTTTCTCGGAGCGTGAAGGAAGTTACTTTGATGTTGTCCAGCCTTGGCAGCATCACTCGCGCGCTCCGGATACGGGAATTAACGTGTATTCGTTCGCCCTTCGTCCGGAAGAGCATCAGCCATCTGGCTCGTGCAACTTCTCGCGTATAGATAATGCCGTCCTTCAGCTTGTTCTTTCCAGCCCAACCGTGACTGGAACCGCCACTGCCAAGGTCCGCGTCTATGCCGTCAACTATAATGTGTTGAGAGTCATGTCTGGTATGGCAGGAGTTGCATATAGTAATTAATTTGTGACCAACATTGTGACCAACTTACAGATATTGGGTTGGTGACCAATATAAAAAATATAAATAATGTATACTATATAATATACATTATGAAATCGAATTTATTGAATAATTATTTATGCTTCATCATCTTTTTCTAATGCTAATTTTGTCTTTTTGTCCGCTCTACTCTTGGCAATTTCAGATGCACGTAATTTTTTATATTCTTCGTCTCCGTATTTTTCTTTCAATGATTCACGTTGTTTTTGTTTTCGTAGTCTCGCATTTTCTGTAATTTCTTCTTTCGATTTTTTGTTTGTTTTTACGCAATTTTGTATTTGAATTGTATTTTTTATAGGTAATACAATGTTTTCTATAATTTCTTCTTGGGCAAATAGTATATTTTCGACAGGTCTATCTACATCAATAACTATATTTTTGCGAATATTACTTGGATAATGTTTATGTATTTTTTGAAACTTATCCATCATATCATCATATGTATAATTTCGTTTCATATAATTACACCCACTACAACAAGAACGGCAATTTTCTTCAATATATCCAATTGTATTATCAAATCTGTCTATTCCATTTTGATGAATCATATTGGTTTTCTTACCACAAATATAACAATCATTTGAGGTTATACATTGAAAATCATCGAATAATAACATAAAATCCAATTGTTTTCGCAATGCTCTTTCTTTATATTTTCCAAATACAGTTTTATGTGTATCCACAAATAATTCATCGCAAAATTCTCCTTCTTTAATCAATTTATTATACAACAAAATGTGTTCAATCTTCTTTACAAATACATAATCACTCAATGTATTTTTCATATAATTACAAACAGAGCAGCATGATACGCCATTATCCATATTATAACCGACAGCTTGGTCTTTTCGGTCAATTCCATTGAATCCACGTTCTTGGACTTCGCCACAATAATGACACGGATTTATTACTAATACACAAAAGTCTTCAAATGATATATCGAAATCCAAGTTTTTCAGATTTGCGGTTCTCTGATAATTACTATAATGATAACTAACATTATTTTTTTTGTCTTCATTTATTTGTGCTACCTTTTCGGGATTGCTATCTCTCCAGTTCTTGGCTTGAGCACTATTTTGACTTGCGTATTCATCTACGCCAAGCCTTTCGATTTTATTTGCTCGAGAATTCATCCACGTTTCCGCTACTTTTTCATAATTGGCTTCTTTCCATTGTTTCTTCACTGCTATGCATTCGGGTTTCGCCTCATTTTTTCGTGCTAATTCGTTACGATGTTCTTTATCACGGCGTGAATCTTGGAGTTTATTTTGCTCTCTACAATTCGAGCAGGTCTTGGTAACTCCTTTTACGCCGTCGAATGATTCGATTGGTTGTAATTTACAACACGTAGTGCATATTTTCTCGGTTATATCTGTGGCGGATTGACTCTGCAACTTGGCGGCATCACGTTTTGCTTTATCTTTCTCACGGTCTTTCTTGAGACAATCTTGGCAACGAGTGAATTTATATTCTTGGTCGAGTTGTGTCCTACAACCTCGAACATAATTCGCACATAGTTTCATACCCGAATCCGAAACTTCATTTACCAATATACATATTTGGTGTAGCTTACAATAGGCATTCGATTTACTTTTCTTGTATTTACACGAATCCTTTTGACATAATAATAGGTCTTTTTCTGACATATTCGAAACTGGTATAATTTACGATTTGAGTATATTTTATATCAATTTTATACAAAACTTATAGTGAATAATACAAAATTACTTAAAAATATCTTAATATGTTATATTAATAAAATGGACTACGATGAATTATTAACGAAATATAAATTATTGGAAGAAGAGTTAAATAAAACCAAGGAACACTTGAAGAAATATACAGCTCCTACTGGAAATAAAAAATATTACGATGCTCACCGAGATGAATTATTGGAAAAAATGAAATCAAATCCAATATCTAGTGAAAAACGCAAAGAATATAATAAGACATATTATTTGAAAAAAAAGGCAACACTATAAATTATACATAAGATATAATTTATATAATAGCTTAAACACATCGCACGTTAATATAATATAGGATGGAGCTTCAATTACATACCGAGAATGATGATTTATATCAATTGATGAAAGTTCAAATGAGTTCAGAGCAAGAACAAATGTTTATGATAAGCCATTATTTATATTTACAACACGGAAATGATAGCACTAAATTTATTGTCGATTTCGATAACGTTTGGAAGAATGTAGAATTTACAAGACTAGATAATGCTAAACGAATTTTAGTAAAAAACTTTACAGAGCATATAGACTACAAAATAGCAGCTCCTCATTTAAAAGGAGCTGCTTTTACAGAGCATATAGACTACAAAATAGCAGCTCCTCCTAAATGTAAAGTTGTTATTAATGGAAAAAATTTAGGTGGTTCAGGACAAAACAAAGAAACTATTTTATTAACAGTTGATTGTTTCAAAAACTTCTGTATGTTAGCGGCAACACCAAAAGCAAAAGAAATACGTTTTTATTATATAAAAATGGAAAATATAATGCACGAATACTATAAAAATTTTAGAATAAAAAACAGTGAATTACAAACTACACTACTACTTTCTCAAAATGCACTTCAGATTTCCCAAAAAGAAACTGCAATAAAAAGACACGAAGTATTAATCGAAAGCAATAAAAATAAATGGGTAGTATATTTTTGTCGAATTCAACTATACGATGATGGCAGTTTTATATTAAAAGTGGGAGAAACTGTTGATATAAAAAATAGAATGGATGTATTAAGATGTGATTTTGGAACAAGCCTAATTGTATTGGATGTATTTATATGTGAAAATAGTATTAAATTTGAAAAATCTCTACATAATAGTAGCGAACTTGTAAGATATAAATATGACAAATTAGAGCATAAAAATAAAAAGATTTCGACGGAAGCATATCATATTCCGAATCAAAAAGAATATGAAAAAATTGTAAAATTTACAAATATCAAGCTGATTGAATATAATGGTATTGAAGTTACTAAATTACGAATTGAAGAAAAAAAGATTGATTTAGTTGCATCATTAATTCCATGTTGTAAAAATTACGATGAAATTCTGAATATAATGAATACAATAAAATCGTCATTTTGCGAATACCGTGAAAATCCGACATCAGATAAAATAGATACATTAAATATACAACTTGAAAATGTTGTAATTAAACATAATTTCGACATAGTAATCGAACCAATTAATCAACAAGACCCACAAACAACCCCCAATTCAACTGGTCCAATAGTCCAAATATATCATATATCGGATTTGACCAAGGTTGTCCAAGTATATAACAGTATTATGGAGGCAACCCGTGATTTCAACTATAATATTAAACCAGCATCATTTACTGCAATAAAAAAGGCACATCAATACAAGACCATTTATTTGGATTATAGATGGCATTTCATTTCGAACCGCCAAGAACAAGGACTAGACCAACCACGAGATATTGGAGAAACCGTTATTACTCAAGAGCGCAACCAAGGACAAGTAGCAATGATGACTATTGACAAAACCAAAATCATAAAAGTTTTCAAACTGGCCAAGGATGCTGCAAAAGAGATTTTACAGCATCCATCAGCAATGTGTTCGGCGATAAAACATTCATCGCCACTAAATAATTACTATTGGGTGCGTTGGGAAAATATCGAGGGGTCGATACAAGACGAATTCTTAGAATCAAATACTCTTCCTATTCCGCCGACGAATACAAGAGGAACACAAATAAAACAGATGGACCCATTCACGAATGAACTCGTCAAATTATTTGCGTCATATACTGATGTTCAAAAAGAGCTCAAAATTTCGGTTAAAAAAGTCAAGGAATTGATAGATACGCAAGAAATATACAATGGAAAATATCGATTTTGTAGATAATTCATACATAACATATATTGTATATTGTATGTTATGTATTACGTTAATCCATGCGATAGTCCAGCATAAAATGTTTTTATTCTTGGTACTATAAAAAAAAATAATGTAAGTAAAAATAATGCTAATGCGTGGTATAATGCGATTTTGGATTCACTTGTTGAAGTTGAACCGACTATAATAAATATCAAAACTATAATAAAATACCAAAGACTCAATCCTTGGTCAAATCCTGTATTACATCCAGTTAATTTTGCAAATGTTAATTTTGCGGTTGTATTAATATAATGTTTAGCTTTAATTTTACTAAACGAGTCTGGTACGTTTGTATCAGAGCAGTAATCAAACTTATTTCCTTCCCAATCATAAATGGTTTTAGTACCCATTCCTATTATGTTTCCCAATAAAATATTGATAATCATATTTACAGTATTGTCGTTGTCGCCCATTGTATTATAAAACCATTTAGGTATGAATTTCTTTCCAGCAGTCCCTGATGATGATGCTGGTTCAACAATAGGTGTAAATCCTATTACTGACGTCATTAAAAACATATGCATAAATGGTGCTGTATATATTAATGCGGTTGCTAATAAAAAAAATATAGTAAAATTAATGAATGAGTATGCTGGTCCCATTGTTCCAATTCCAGGAACAACTTCGGATACGTTTAATCCGCTATCTGCTGTATCTAATTTATTACATGTTTGTATATTTTGATTAGTCGCAACATCAGAAATATTAGTAGTATATAATCCCGAAATAGAAACTGGAGTGCTTGCTGTGCTTTGAGGGTTAACTGTAATTTTTTTTCCATTGGTTAAAGGAGTAGAAGGAGAAAGTGTAACATTAAAAACAGATAAAATACCAGAATTACCCAAAGCAACATCATATGATGTAATAGATGCTGGATTCGAGAATAACTGTGCTGATATTAGCGAAATTTTTGATGACCCAATCGTAAATGGTGTTTCGCATATAACAAATGTATTATAAAGGGTATTATTATTATTGAATGATTCTTTTATTTTAATAGTTTGTATATTTGCTTTTGATAAAACTTCACCTAATGAAAAATTGCCACTATTTGAGTATTTTTGAGTTTTTGTACTAACTATATCACTATATAAATTAAGTATATCCGGAGATGCGTTTGAAGCATATGTAGGATTTATTGTCAACATAATTATAAAATACAATGATTGCTTGGTAACATTATCTCCTGTACGTGTATCAGAATTAAATTGAAAAACTAGAAATTGAGGTTCCGATATAGAAGGTGATAGATCCGACATTTTTGGGGTAATTCCTTCTATAAATGAAAAACTTTGTCCATGTATAGCATCAAATAAATAAATATTACTAGGATAATATATAATATTATCGGGAATGGAAGATGATTGTGTAGGAACGGATATAGAACCCGTTGAACTTGGTCCAAAATCACAACATTGTACTTCATTGGTAGGATCATAAATAGTTCTATATTGAATTTGAGGAAGATTATATGTTAATGTTTGTATTCCTTGGTTTGGTATACCAGATACTAATTGTATTATTGTCATTTTATATATTATTTATATATACTTTTGGTAATTTTATTTGTATCCGTTTATATACACCGATGAAGATTTCGTAAACTTGTTGAATGGAACAATCCTCCTCTAGAGGATTGTCTTTCAATCTCTAGCGAGACGCCCGAAGGGCGTCCCAATTTAAATATTCAAGGGTGTAAAATTATACCCTAAATGCGTTATGAACATCATTTGTAATGGGTTTAAATGACGATTCTATATATTGATTTGAGTCGCTGTGTCCAACTGGCGCCATTTTACCGACAACTTCTTCTTCTAACGAAGTGCTGATTTGTGGATTCATTTGAATTAATTCGGCATTTTTAGTATCTTGGCTCGGGGTATATTGAACATAAGCGGATTTTGCTGGTGACATGATGGAAGGTAATCCTATAGATTGACCGGACATTTTCCGTGAACTACGACGTAACAAATCAAATGCGACGAAAATATATAAAATACCTAAAAATGGATTCGTATATAAAAATAAATATATTGTTATTAATAAAAGACTCATCATTCCTAAAGGAGAATTTATCGAAGTAGCGATTGTATCTGGCGTATCAATAGGAAACACCAAATATAATATAAATATTAGAAATAGCATGATTTCAATTGCTGATAAAGATTTGAATATATTTGACACGTTCATTAATATAAGATACTATTATATTTTATTGTATTTATTCTTGGAAAACAATATAAAAATTTATT